AGAATTCTTCTTATGTGTCTTTTGATCATTTTGATAAGCAGTTTCTTGAGTTCAAGCGTAATGCTCAAAAGGAAGTCAACTATCTGGTAAAAGAGTTTGAATGTCGTAAGGCAGCAGATTCTTATGCCCGTGCCACAACTGCCCGAACTGGTATTCTGGACTGTTCCAAACTTCATACCTACAAGTATAATGAGGATCTGTTCAAGAAAGTGACTACTCTTGCCAACGGTAAGAATCANGGTCTTGTGTTTATTCTGGATTGGTCTGGATCTATGCAANANGTTATGCTTGATACTATCAAGCAACTTTATAACCTGATGTGGTTCTGTAAGAAGGTTGCTATTCCTTTTGAGGTTTATGCCTTCACTAATGACTATCCTGTTGTTTTCTATGAAGACGGTAAGGTTAGTAANACTCGCCAAACTGCCTATCAGAAGCGTAATGGTCTTCTTCAAGTTAGTGAATGGTTCTCTATGATGAATCTCTTTACCAGTAAAGTAAATGGTAAAACTCTTGAGGAGCAAATGAAGAACATCTTTCGTGTTGCTAAGTCTCTTGGGGGTTATTCCTATCCCATTCCACCTGGTCTCAGTCTTTCTGGAACTCCTTTGAATGAGGCGATGATTTCCCTTCATGAAATTCTTCCCAAATTCCAGAAGGAGAATAAACTTCAGAAGGTTCAGTGTGTTGTTCTTACTGATGGTGAAGGGCAGATTATTAATTATCACAAGGAATTCAATCGTAGGTGGGAAAACGAACCCTATCTTGGAACATGTAGTTTAGATTCCACCACGATTCTTCGTGATCGTAAAACTGGAAATACCTATAATCTTGATAGATGGGATATTACCAATATTCTTCTTCGCAATCTTCGGGATAAGTTTACCGACATTAACTTCATCGGTATTCGTGTTCTTGAGAGTCGGGATCATGGTTCCTTTATCCGTCGTTACTGTGGGTATTATGGTGATCAATATAATAAGGCAATGGGCAGTTGGAGAAAGGAAGGGTCATTCTCTCTTAAAAACACTGGATATCATAGTTACTTTGGTCTTTCTGCAAATTCTCTTTCTCANAATACTGAGTTCTCTGTGTCTGAAGATGCTTCCAAGTCACAAATTAAAAGTGCCTTTGNGAAGAGTCTGAAAACCAAGAAAATGAACAAAAAAGTTCTGGGTGAGTTTATTGAACTTGTGGTTTGATAAATAATATTAAAAATTAAAAAGACTATGAATTCCCAACAAGTTCAAGATATCCGCCTCATGTATGAGGCGGTTTATGATAATGAATTGAGAGAAAAAGCAGATGAATATAATAATGAAGTAAATGATGAAGATATTGTTGAAGTAGCAACTGAGTATTTTTATACTTATGGATTAAATGAAGATGGTGTTAATATTTTAATCGAAAAAGTTGGATTAGAAAACTTTGTAGAATTTGTTTATGATCTTTCTGAAGATCTTCATGTTCTTACTGAAGCAAGAAGAGCAAAAAAAACTGGTAAAGAATCTTATGAAGATTTGAAAGCAAAAATTTATGCAAAAGATGATGCAAAAAAAGCAGCAAAAAAAGCAGCAAAAGAAAGATCTGAAACTGAGAAGAAAAAACCAGAATCAAAAGGTGCTGATACTGAAGCAAAGGCACAACAACCAAAATCAAAGAAACCTGTAAGGGATGCGATTGCTCGTAATATTTTTCGTGCTGTTGATGCTTATAAAGCAGGTATGGAGCGCCATAAGTCTGCCACTGCAACTGCCGGAAGACTTGCTAGAGAAACTGGAAAAACAGTTGCAAAGGCAGCTTCAGTAACTCATGAAGCAGGTCGTCGTGCAGGTGAGCATGTTAAGAAGCATGGTTTAAAATCACTTGCAAATGAAGAAGCAGATCTTTTTGATTATATTCTTGAGTACCTAGTTGCCGAAGGTTATGCTGATACTAATCAGAATGCATTAGTAATTATGNCAAATATGAGTGAAGAGTGGAGAGAGACTATCATTGAAAAATCTGATGACACTTATTTAGAAACTAATTGGGAAAAAAGAAAAAAAAATAATAAGAAGGCAATAAAAGATATGAAAAAAAATGACAGTAAAGAATACTTAGATATAGTTCGTAAGAAATTTGATTGATTGATCCACTTTCCAAACTGTCACGGGGGGCACCGACTGCCCCCTTTTTTGTGTGTATAATATGAGAGTTCAAATGAAACACACCTAACTACATCATGCCTTCTAAAATTTCCGTGAGCGACGAACAACTNATTGAATCTCTTAAGTCTCTTTATGGTACTGAAATTTCCGCTGGTGANATTCGNGGATTCTGTGCCTCTCGCAGTCTCAATTATCAGACTGTTACTCGTCGCCTTGAATCCTTCAAGACAGATCGTGGTCGCTGGAACCTTGAAGTGACTCAAGAGCGTGTTGAAGAGATTGAACGCACTTTCCAATCTCCTGCNGCTCTTCCTGCNGTCGAACAAAACCTNATTCCTGATAAAGATGATACCTTCGTCAAGTTTGGTAACTTTAACGATATTAAAAAAATTATTCAGTCCCGTCTTTTCTATCCTACGTTNATTACGGGTCTTTCGGGTAATGGTAAAACGTTCAGTGTGGAGCAAGCGTGTGCTCAACTGAAGCGTGAACTGATTCGCGTCAATATTACAATTGAAACTGACGAGGATGACCTGATTGGTGGTTTCCGCCTGGTCAATGGCGAAACTGTTTGGCACAATGGACCTGTGATTGAGGCACTGCAGCGAGGAGCAATTCTGCTTCTGGATGAAATTGATCTTGCCTCTAACAAGATTCTGTGCCTTCAATCTGTTCTGGAAGGAAAAGGTATCTTCCTGAAGAAGATCGGACGTTTCGTGAAACCTGCTGCAGGATTCAACGTATTTGCCACCGCAAACACTAAGGGTAAGGGTTCTGATGATGGACGCTTTATCGGCACTAACGTTCTCAACGAAGCATTCCTTGAGCGTTTCCCTGTAACTCTGGAACAGGATTATCCTGCCGTTGCCACCGAACAGAAGATCCTTGAGGGTATTTCTCTGGATCTTGGTCTTGAGGATCGTGATTTCTGNAAGCGNTTGGTTGATTGGGCAGATATNATCCGNAAGACCTTCTATGATGGTGGTATTGAGGAAATCATCAGCACTCGCCGCCTGGTTCATATCATCCGTGCCTATAGCATCTTCACTGATAAAGCAAAGGCAATTAAGGTTTGCATCAATCGTTTTGACGATGAGACCAAGACTGCCTTCTTGGAACTGTACGATAAGGTTGATGCTGACTTCGTGATGCCTGTTCAAAGTGAACTCAAGGTTGACGAGCAACCTCAATTCTGATATAATTGGGGGAGGTTAATTATGACTTCCCCCTTATTTTATTTTTACTATGGCAGATAGCAAAGATCATTTTTGGAAATACAACGAAGATAAGACTCTGAAAGAAATTGAAGAGTATCTTGCCAGTACCTACCATTCACATTATACTTCTGAGCAATCCAAAACTCAAACTCTTGATTTGATTGAAAGTATTGGTGATGCCGAAGCATTTACTCGTTCAAATGCAATCAAGTATCTTTCTCGCTTTGGTAAGAAGAATGGCAAATCTAAGATGGATATTTTGAAGGCAATTCATTACTGCATTCTTCTTTATAATTTTGCTGGTCTTCATGAAAACAAATCTGACCAATACCAATATTGATTATGAAAATCCAAGACAAAACTATGAAACTCTCTGACAATACCTGCGCTCTTCTCAAGAACTTTGCTGGTATTAATAATTCAATTCTTGTGAAAAAGGGTAATCGTCTTCGTACTATTTCTGTTGCCAAAAACATTCTGGCAGAGGCAGAGATCACCGAAGANTTCCCCCGNGATTTTGCCATTTATGATCTGAACCAGTTTCTAAATGGTATTAGTCTTCATCAGGATCCCGATCTTGATTTTACTGAAGATTCTTACATCACTATTCGTGAGGGTAAGCGTAGGGTGAAGTATTTCTATGCCGATCCTAATGTGATCATTTCTCCTCCCGAAAAGGAGATCCAACTTCCTTCAAAGGACGTTTGTTTCCAAGTTGATAGTGTAACTTTGGAGAAACTGGTCAAGGCAGCAGGTGTTTATCAACTTCCCGATCTTTCTGCGGTCGGTGAGGCAGGAGTGATCCGTCTGGTGGTTCGGGACAAGAAAAACGATACTTCTAACGAATACTCCATCGTTGTTGGTGAAACGAACAAGGAATTTACCTTCAACTTCAAGGTTGAGAACATCAAGATCATTCCCGGATCTTATGATGTGGTTGTGTCAGAAAAACTACTGTCACAGTTCAAGAATACAAAGTATAATCTTTCTTACTGGATTGCTTTGGAACCAGATAGTACTTTTGGTTGATGGAATTTCTTCTTTATTTGACTCCTATAGGTCGTGAGATTATTCAAAATGTTATTCGTGCAAAGTATTCAGTTAAAGAAAATGTTGAGTTTTGTAGGGACAAAAACTTTTTTGGATATGTTAATACTAACAAATTAGTTATTTGTACGAATAACATTAAACATAGTGGAAATGATGTTAAGTTTTATGTAAATGAAACTGTATATCACGAAGCAACTCATGTTGCTCATATGTGCAGAGGATATAAACCTTTTTATATTCCATTAAAAGATATGCCTCTTCCACAAAGTAAACTTCAAGATATTGAAAAATCTGTTAGAATGTCTACCTCATCCAGACAGATAGAACACGAAGCCTATTGGATGGAAGATAAACCAGAACAAGTTAAGTATGTAATTCAAAAGTATTGTTTCTAGAAGAGCAAACTTTCTAAAAGAGATAATATATTTGAATAGTTAGAACAACTTTTTAATTATTAGAAAACTTTGAGGAACTAACCTTGAACATTTTTGTGACTGATGAATGTCCTGTGCTTTCTGCTGC